ATAAGGCTGAAAAGTATATATTTCTTCTTCAAATGATCCAATATATGGACCTAATCCTATTATATCTTTCATATTTCATTTTTTTCAGCAATAATAACATTTCCATTCCAATTATTAAGAATTTCTTCTTTTTCATCAAATATATCTTCACTAACTATAATAACTTCAACATTTCTTAATAAATCAACAAAAACATCATCTGATAATAAAAATAATCTTTCATATTCAGATAAATTATAAAAATCAACAAGTATTTTATTATTTTTTCTAAAAAATGAAATAAAATTTGAAATTTTAGTATTTTTTACATAATACTTTTTTGAAGTATTCTTTAATACATAATTATATGTTTTTATTTTATCTTCTGAAACTATGTACCTATTGGTTTTTGGAAATGTTTTTAAAATGCTTTCTATTTTTGATTTAGTTGGTGATCTAAAATCCAAATAAATCAAATGTATTTTTCTGTACACTATACTATCTCTAGTTAAATCGTCTTCATCCACTCTTATATAATCTTTACCAATTTGGGTTATCTTCATTTTTCCTCCACTACATTTTTATATTCGCACAAGATATCCCTCGTACGAGTATGAATTTTCAATAACAAATTCATACATATTTTCTATCTTTTTTTCTACCTTAATTTTATTTATATCTTTATACTTTCTATCTTTCTTTGGTATTAAAAAGTATTTTATATTATTAAAATACCTAAAAACATCATCATAATGTTTTTTTACAGATTTAATACCAGGCTCATCACTATCAAATGCAATAATTATCCCAACATTGGTAAAACTTATCAATCTTTCGATATATTCTTTATCTATACTTTTCCCTAAACAAGATGTACCCTGATCCCCAACAGAGTATGCATCTAATATTCCTTCAGTTAAAACTATATATTTATTACTATCAAAATTCATTATAGTATAATTTTTTTCAGTTGGCGGATTTTTATACTTTGGATCCATATCCTTAAAAATCCTTCTGGCTTGAAAATATACTATATCTTTTCCTTCATATATTGGTATTATTATTCTGTCTTTATAATCACCGATATATGAAATATATATATTATAATCTTCTGGAATACATCTATCTTTATAAAAATTTAAAAGTATTTCTTTATACTTTTTCAAATAAGGACTACTAACTTCAGTATTTAATCCTATACAATCATTTAAAATTCCATTATATGTGATTTTTGGTGGTTTCTTTTTAACTATTTTCTTTTCAACTATTTTCTTTTTCTTAAATTTTTCTTTTATTTCATCAAAATTTTCATACTTATACTCTTCATATTTTTCACCAGTAATCAAAAAATATAACTTTTTAAATTTTCCACTCTCATCACAGTTAAAACATCTAAAAACAGTATTATTACCATCATACTTTAAATTAAATCGTCTTTTTCTTTTATTTTTCTTTGAATCACCGCATAGTGGACATCGCGCAAGAAATTGTATACCATTTCTAGAAATGGTTACATTTTCAAAATGCTCATACATAAAAGATGTCACAAATTCAAGAGTAATCATTTATGATTCTATCCATTTATCACAATCAAAGTCATATGGTGTATAAAATCTTATAGAGTCTTCATCTACATTTTTAAACTTATCTTCTTTACAGTAAATTTTTCCATTTTTCTTTTTACAATTTCTACAATTAAAACAAGTTTTAAATACAATATAATCATCCATTTATATTTTCCACCTATTTCTTTTTCCCAGGCATCATATTTTTTGCTGATGATTCAATTTTCTTTCTTATATCTGGTGGAAAAAGTTTAAAAAATTTCTTGACATCTACATCATCAACACCCAAACCTATTTGTAATGACACTGCAACATCAAAATCACTTTGATCTGGATTTTCCTTCTTCATAGCAATAAACATTTTCTTCATTGCTCTTTTCAAAGTATTAGATACTGCTTGTCTTGTAATACCTAAATCCTTTGCAATTTCAGCACCGGTCATTGATTCCCAAAGTGACCCAATACTTTCATCAATTTTTTCATCTTCTACAATAAAATCTCTAATAGCCATTTTTTTCTCCTATATATAAAATTCTTTAATACTATTTATGAACATTTACTATTTCCACAATTATTACAAGTGACACATCCCTCTATCATTGACATATTACTACCACATTTTTCACATATTTCACCTGTCAATTCTTCTTCATATTTCTTACCTGAATAGTATTTATTTAATAATTGTGCTAAACCATCTGGAGCGCTCAAAATTTGTGATGGTCTTTTATCAGTTTCTTCAAATCTAAACCATACTGACTTATCACTATTTATACCAATAAGTTTTTCAGTAACTTCATCAACAGGAACACCATTTTGTAAAGCCAATGAAATTATTCTTCCAAGCGCTTCAGAAAATGTATTCATTATTTGACCAGATTTTCCTATTTGAATAAAAACTTCAACAGGTTTTTTATTATGTTCACCAATAGTTACATACATTCTACCATTGCCTGTTTCAACTTTATATATATTACCAGCCACTTTATTAGGTCTTACAAATTTTGTCAAGTCTTTTTTATCATCTGTAAATGTAACTGGTTGATTTTTCTTACAACCATCTCTATATATTGTTACACCTTTCAATCCCTTTTCATAAGCATATTTGTATATATAAGATATATCATCTACAGTTGCATCACTAGAAAGATTTATTGTACTAGAAATTCCATTAGAAGTAAACTTTTGAATTTCTGATTGCATATCAATTCTATCTTTATAACTTATATCATGTGCTACTACAAAAATTTCTCTTACTTCTTTTGGAATACCTCTTAATCCTTTTAAAGATCCACCATTATTGAATATTCTTTCTGGAAGATTATCTGTATACCAATCTTCATTTTTAAATCTACTTTCAAAAATAGGATTTATAATAATAGCTTTTGTTCCATCAATATAATTTTTTTGAAATGCAAGACCAAAACAAGGTTCCATTCCATACGAAGCATCACATGATAATGCTGTAGTACCTGTAGGCATACAAGTAGTAAATTGAGAATTTCTCAATCCATATTCTTTTATCATTTTCATTACTTCAACTGTTGATGGTATATCAACTTGTTGTTGACTATCACCCAATCCCATATGTTCAGCAACAATTCTTTCCATATCTTCTTTAAATACTTCATAATCATGAAACGGACCTTTATCTCTTGCTAATAATGCACTTTTATGAGCACAAGCAGTAGTGATAATTCTCATTACATTACCAGCAAATTTTCTGCCTTCTGGTCCATTATATCTTAAATCAAGTTGATACATGGCATCTGCTAATCCCATTATACCTATACCAACTTGTCTATACTTTAAAGTATTATCTTTAAATCTTGGATCTGGATAATCCATAGTATCAATAACATTATCCATCATTTCCATGACATTAAAAGCAACCATCCATAATTTATCATAATCAAATTTATTACCATATACAAAATTTGATAAATTTATAGCACTTAAATTACAACATGAAAATGGCGGAAGAAATTGTTCACCACATGGATTACAACATTTTATTTTAAACTCTTTTCTTAAAGGATTATACTTATTAACTGTATCAATAAAAATTACACCTGGATCAGCTGTTTTCCATGACATTTCAATCAAATCATTCCAAACATCTTGTGCACTTTTATCACCAACTTTTTTTCTAAAATTCGGTGATACTAAATCATAGTTAACACCATCTTTTAATGCTTGCATAAAATTATCATTAATATTTACTGATATATTCATATTTGCAAGCCTTCCATCAATTTCTTTACAATTTATAAAATCATCAATATCTGGATGATCTACTTGCATAGCACATAAAATAGCAGCTCTTCTTACTCTACCACCAGATTTTGTAGTTTCACCAACAGCATCAAATAATTTCATAAAAGTAATAGGACCAGAACTTTTTCCCTCTGGAATTTCTTCTGGATTACCCTCATAAATATATGCATCTTTTTCACGCAAATTTCCAACTGGAATACCAACACCAGAACCATATTGAAATATTTTTCTAGCTGTATTCGCTATATCATAAATGCTGTTCATACTATCTTCTAAATCCACAACATAACATGCTGAAAATATTTTATGATTAGTACCAGCATTTAACCATGTTGGAGTATTCGGTCTCCAAGTACCTTTCAATAATAAATTATACCCATTTTCATATAAATCTGGATTATCTTCCTTATCTACAAATTCATTTATTACTCTTTTAAAAGTATCTTCTATATTTTCACCATGAAATGAATATAGATCTTTAAATATTTTTAAAGCATTATCACTCAATTTTATCATACATCTAACCCCTTTTTACTCAATATTTCTATTACTTTTACAATTTCTGATGGTGAAGTAATAATACATTTGGCACCACAATGACCACAATGAAACAAATAACGATAATCTGTATAGTAATACATATATCCTGGATCAGTATATTCCAGATCAGTATAATTAGTATATCTAGTTGATATTTGATTTCTCATAACATATTTTACTGTTATATTAGCACCACATTCACAAGATAAATCAGATGTTACTAAAACACAATTTAATCTTTCTAATACAAGATCAACTGATTTATCTAATAACTTTTCATCAACTGTACCATAAAGCATTCTAAATTTATCAAGTCTATTTAATAAATTATCTATAATACCTGATACTTCACCTTTATCTTCTTCTTTTTTTATTTTTTCTTTTTTTATTAGCTCTTTTTGTAATTCAATTTCTGTTTTATTAAAATCAATTTCACTAAATACATCTTTAAATATTTTATCAATTTCACTCATTTTAATCCACCATTAGTCTTGCTTTTAATGCATCAATTTGGAAATCATAACAATGTAATTTTAATGATGCAAATGATAATGGACCAGTTTCAATTGCTAATGAATTTGCAATATACTCCATAAGTAAAACTATTCCACCCATATTTTCAGGCCATGCACCATATGCATCCCAACTTCTAAAATATACTGATGCATGTAATTTATTATCTTTTATATGAGTATCAATTCCTCTTAAACAAGGAGAAGTTTGTCTATCAGTATCATTTTCATATGGAATATCATAAGCAAAAGAACTTTCAGGATATCCAATTTGAATAAAACAATGATTATTACCAAATCCCTTTTCTTTATAATGTTTAATTATCCATTCAACTTGACTTGGAACATCTGCTATTACATTATTAACTGGTGAGTACACAAATCGTGTACCAGTTGTACCTATAAGTTGTTCACCACTGAATTGAGGAATTTTATACTTTCCACCATTAATCCATGTAGCATACCTATAGTGTTCATTATCTTTTAAATTTTCACCATCCATTATGTAATTAACAAAATAATTAAGAATATCATTATCTGTAGTTGTTGGTGGGACACCTTCCGGCATTTGTGGAGCAAGTGGTCTAGTAGTCGGAAACTCTATAGATCCGGCAACAAAATCACCTTCCAATCTATAACATCCTTCATAAGACCCTGAATCAATTTTATTTTTTCTTCCATTATGATATAATTCATATAATATTTTAAAATATGCTCCATCTAAAGTTTTTTCATTTATAAATATACTTTTCAATTCACAACACCATCCTTCAATTTATTAAAATCCATTAAATTATTTACTAGTTCTAGAACTCCGGTACAACATTCACATAACCATATATCACTAGTACTACCATCTGCACCAACTTTATTCAAATATCTTTTTATTTCTCTTTTACCGCTATCCATACTTACTATATGATCATCATGTTTTATCATTAAATTATGAAAAATACATCTCTCATTATCACAAAAATGTTTCATTATATTTTATCCTATAAACTAAAAATAGCCACGCCTTTCAACGTGGCTATTTTTACTAAATTATCTATATACTATTTCTCTACCATTTGAATTAAATTTTTCTACTACAAGATTTTCCCCATTAATTTCTTTTATATGATCAATTGCTTCTTCTAATGTTTCAGCAATATAACATGAACCATAACCAAAAGGCATTTGCCATTTTTTTTCAAACATATCACGATAGTCAGGATCTAGAACTGCAAATCTATCTTTCATTTACTTTCTCCTTCTGTAGTATTATCTTTCATAATTCTATCATATACTCTTTTTTTCCAAGCGTCATATGCCTTTCTCAACATCATTAGCACTAATTCATCACCATCTTGAACATTTGCTTCGACATGAATATGATTCTTTGACGGACTGTACATAACTTTTACTAATAACCCATCATCACTCGGAACATCATCAAAATTCATATCAGGTTGTTGAATTTCAGGCTGTATAATTTTTTCTACTTTTTCTAATACATCAGTTTGATTTTCTTCAACAATTCCCACTATACTTCACCCCCCTTTAAAAAATGATCGCATGAAATAACAAATTTTCCGTAAAATAATATTTTCAATTGTGGATAAAAAGTTCCAGTTCTTCCCTTTTCACTAACAGGATGAACTACTAAACATTCAGATCTTCTTTTACATTCTGTTTCATTACACCCAATCTCCTGAACAATTTTTCCATTTTTTCCATTTGACAAAATCATTTTCATTCCTTTCATTATTTATACATTTTTATTAACACATTTTCCACTTTACTGAACTCATCAAGAAACCCTCTCATATTATATTTTTGAAAAAATTGGTACATATTGCTTGGTGGTGGGAAATTATAATTTAAATATTCTTCTACTACCCTTGAAGTAATAACTTTTGGTATTCTTCTAAAATCAATAAGAACTGAATTTCTTTTAAAATTCTCTTTATAATTTATACCTTCTATATCAAACTTTTTCTCATTAATATGTTTTTCTAACCATGTTTCATAACCTTCATTTATTACTTTTTCTGCTGTTTTTGGACCAAAACCCGGTTTTCTTTTTCCTTTAGTTCCTTCAGTTTGACCCCAATTATTTGGTGTTATTACATTAAAAATATCATCCTTTGACTGTCCAGTTAAAGTTTTAGTAATTAAAAACATTTCTGGATTATCACATTTAACAAACTCTCTTTTCATTGGATTCCATAATTTTACTCTCTTAGAACACAATTGTTTATAATCCTCATCATTAGATGATATAATACAATCTTTTATTGTATTTTCAATTGTATATTTAACTAAAATAGCTATGACATCATCAGCTTCTGCGGATTTAATTTTTAAAGATTTGAATGGCATATAATGTTTTAATTCTTTTCTTAAATTATCCATTTCTTTAAATACAGTATTCCATTCAATATCTTTCTGCTTATCTCTTTTTTTCTTTCTTGACTCTTTGTACCTAGGAAAGTAAGATTTTCTCCAAGAATTTTTATCATCAATAGCCAATACAACTTCATCTACACTACTAAACTGTTTAATCAAAGAAAAAATACCCTCGAAGACTTTATATCTCCACAGGGCATAATTAGGGGACTTCGTATTAATCATTACATCTTTAATAAACAACATTCTAAAACATAAATTATTATAATCACAACACAATAGTTTACTCATTATAAATTTTCCTTTCTAGAAATTATTATACTACACTATACTACTTTTGTAAACTTATCTTTTCTATGTATTTCTTTATTTTAATTCTCAATGAAATTCTACTTATAAGTTTATTAATATCAGTATCATTATATCCATAATTTTCATAATGATCAATTAAACTATTTACTATTTCACTATGAGTAACAGAAAAACTTGAAATACCATCTTCACAATGATTACAAAAATATGAATTAGTTGTAATATCACCGCATATTAAACAATTTCTATTATCAAATAAATCATCAAACATTATTTTATTTTCCTCAAATAACCATCTTCAGTATTTCTCACATAAAAAGGTCTATTATATCTTGTATTTCTCATATATTTTGATACGACACTATCTTTTTTAAATCTCAATCTTTTTCTATCCATTTTCATATTATCAAAAAATTCCTTTTTTGATACATTGAACACAGGCACTCCACCTTTTTCTGCATCAGCAAAAATACCTTCTACATCTGTTCCTATTTTACCATCTTTTGCAGCTAAATCTTGTTGAATTTGTGTTTCTGGTGATACCGCAACTTCATCACCAAGACCTGATAATTCACCCATTTTACTTCTCCTTTTTTCCTACTTTATTTTGAATTGCTATAGTATACGTTGATTTATTACCATCTTTTAATAAAGGTGGTTGTATCCTTTTATACATTACTCTTGAATATGCATCTAAATCTAAAAAATATTGAACTAACTGTGGTTTTATTTTTGTACCAACTTTTTCAATAAATTTATTAAACATTTCATTATTTGGCACAACTTCATTAGGATTTGCAACTTTATCTAATAAAAAAAGTACTACTAAATCTGCAAATTCATCTGAAGTTATATTTATACTAGCCATTAGCTATCTCCTTAATATCATCGGGCTTTATAACATTAAAAAATTCTTTCATTTCAAAAATATACATATCTCTTATATCTCTAAAGTGTAAATATATATATCTAAACTCCGATAATTTATTTTCTAATTTATTATATAATTTTTTATCTATACATACCCAAGGAGTATTTAAACCTTTTTTTCTATAAATCAACATTGGATACTTTTTCTTATTACAATCATTTACACACTGAACCCAAAACTCCTTCATTTTATCCGTTTTATTATATTTCAAAAACTTATCAATTGAAGTTTCTTTATATCCAGTTTTTAATTCAAAGTTTATAACTGAACATATCAGCTTTGCTTCTTCTGAAAATCCAGTTATATCACCACTCATATTTTCATTTTCTATATGAATTGTCGCTAAAGCTCCACTTGATGGTGATCGCCAAAAAACATAAGGCTTTACTTTTCCATTTAACCACACATTAAGCATTTTACATACTTCTCTTTCAAATGCACTACCTTTTGATTTTCCACCCATAACAAAATAACCCCACTGTATAAACTATTTATATTTATTTATACAGTGGGGTTAAATAATTAAAAACTAAAAATTATTACTTTATTTCAATTTTTTTAGTACTAACTTCTTGCTTTGGTCTTTTCAAAGTAATATAAAGAATACCATCTTTTATTTCAGCTTCAACATTTTCTGCATCAGCTATTGACATTCTTTTATGAATACTCTTTTTTCCTGCATGTGCATTACTATAATCTTCTCTATCACCTTGTATAGTTAAAATACCATCAACAACCTCAACATTTAAATTATCTTTATTGAAACCAGGTACTTCAATTTCATACACAACATTATTATCTTCATCTAAATATTTCGTATCACCAAATACAGAATCAAAATCAGTAAAAAAATTACTCCATATACTTTCAAACTTCCAATCCCAATCTTTATCTCTACTTCTCAAATCTCTTAACTCCTTCAAATAATTATTTCCTCTAAAAAGATCTGGTAACATAAATCATTCCTCCTTTTCATTTTCTATTAATAATATAATCAATTTTTAACATTTTAATCATTTTAATCTATAATAACTTAATAATCTACAATAACTTACAATCTAACTTTCAATAACTTTTACTCTATAATCTACTAATCTATATAATATTTGCAGAGTATTGGTCCTAAGTAATATAATCCCGCCCTGCTGTCTCGGTCTATATTTCTTTTATAGGCCCCACTTCATATTTCATCTAACTCTTTCAATAAATCTTCATCATCTTCATCTTCATCATAAAAAACATCCTCAGTATCATCTGTCAAGTCATTTTTTGGATCCTCCCCTGTTGTAGTAGTTTCAGTCATACCGCCTTTCGCCCTATTCCATTCACTTTCTACTAACTCCCAGATCATCGCTTTCTTTAAAATATCTTGAATATCATCATCTGGTCTTCTCATACTAGCAATATATTCTTCCAATGAAATTGTACTTTCCATAATTTTTTCAATTTCATCATCATCACCAAGTGCTGAAGGTCTGCGAGCAAATTCTGACATACTATAATCAGGCCAAACATTACCATCCCTATCTTTCTTTGTTGCAAGAACTTTAAGTAAAAAGTTATAACCACTTTCACTCGGATCAAATATTGAAATACCTAATCCATGTTTCTTATTAGTAACTTCTTCTTTCAACTTCATTTCCACTTTCCAAGGGAATTCATACAATTTAACAGTACCATTTACTTTCTTATCATCATCACGTTCCCCATCCCTTGGATCATCAATAATATAAAAATTAGCAACAAATTTTTCTTTTTTCCTAAATTGACCAGCAACTTTCTTATCTGCAGATGTTCCCATATACAATTTACTTGATGCACTACAAAATGGACAAAAATTATCCATACCAAATGTTTTTTCACATAATACAAATTGCCATCTATCACCTAATCTGAACATGTGATAAAAATACTTTTCATAAAAATTACCTTTTTTATCAACTAAAAATCTTCCCTCATATACTTTAGGTCTTTCAGAAGTTCCTTTTTCTGGTGTTTGCCAAACAACTGATCTGTTTACTCCTTTTTGAATCGGTGCGCTTTCTTGTTCATCCATTTACTCATTCATTTTTTCTCCTTTTCTCTTTTATTCTAGTTTCTTTTCTTCTCCAATTTTTATATTTATTTTATCATAATTTTTTAAAAAAGTAAACTTAATTTTTTTTATCTTTTATATCTAATAACTTCAACAAATTATAAAAAATATAAAAACCAAAAAATATAATAAAAGTCCAATTAAAATCTTCATCTTTTGAATTAGACATGAAACCTCCCTTTATTAATTTTCTTTAGTTATAAAACCTGACGCTTTTTTATGGCCACCACCACCATATTTACCTGCTATTTCACTTACATCATATTTTCCATTACTTCTTAATGAATTATAAATATTACCATTTTTCATTTTATGCCATATCCATGCTATATTATATCCTTTTTCTAACATATAATGACATGCATC